AATCTGTTGACGCTGGCGACGCTCACAAAACAGCATCATGTGCCAGTGCGGGGTGCCGTCGTGGTGCGGCTCAACCACCCGCATTCCGTAGACGCTTAATTTATTGTCTTTAAAGGCGGTGCGCATTTTGCTCCAAATGTTGCAGAGATAACGCTGTCCGTCTTTGGGGGAATAGGCCTCATCGTCCCACTTGTGGTTAAGCTGGACTTTCTCGTTATCCCCTTTACCGATAACGCGGGTCGGGTGATATTTTGATGGGGTGGTGATGGTCAGGAACATGCCAACGTGCTTTTGCTCGGCAGCATATTTTTCAGTAAAAGCGATGGTGTTCATTAACTCCATACGGCGAATTTCTGGATTAGAAATACTCGCCATCACCTTATCAATCAGGTCGATGCGCTCACCGGTTTCAATATTTTCTAGCTGGCAGCTTTTGAGATATTCCAAATTAGACTGGCGACGGGCGAACACCTCACGGATAGCCTGCTTACTGGCATAGGACGACGCCGACATATCCCGACTAACATTACCGACAGCAATCAATAACGCTTCCCGCCAGCACATCCGTTGGGCTTTAAGTTTCCGCTCCCACCATTCGGGATTAACCAGCCGCGACAGGCTGGCGATAGCAGACGTGATATCTAACCGGCCTTTCCGGTATTTGCGCCAGTGCATCGGCGTGATATTAAAAGCGCGCGCCATTTTGGCAATATCGCCGAATATCCGTACCTGTGTATCAGCCTGCAATAAAACAGCCCTATCACCCTGATTGGCCTTAATGCATTCATCACAATGATGGTTGTACGCCACCATTAGCTCATCACCGATTTTACGGGCAAAGCGGCGCAGCTCTTTATCATGCATGCCCGCGAGGCTGGCATAAGTTGGGGCATCAGTGGAAAAGCTCATTGACGCACTCAGGCGCATAACATTTTTGCTATTGACCACCTGAATGCGCGGCCAGATACGCTGGTCAAAGACAAATACCAGCCATTTGTTAGCGTCGTTTAGCCCTTTATTGGCTAACAGGTATTCATAGCGAGAAATAAACTGGCTACGCAGGAAGTGGGGCAGGTTATTGATATTGGCTAAAACAGCTTGCCCCTGAATCAGTTGTTCACGGGTAAGCGGTCTTGCTGGTGCAAGGGTTTGGCGCGGTTTACTGCCGGGGTAGGCATAGGCAGGAACAGCAGCGCCGCTGCCCGGATAAGGCAACGACGGAGTTGGAGTAATGCGGCCACGCATATTATTAATGCTGGTCATAAGACTGAGTGATTATGTGCTCAGCGATTTGATTAAGCAGTTCAGCCGCTTCGACGCCATTTAGTTCACGATTCAAGATTTGATTAGCGATTTCTTCCAAACGCGATGAAACCAGTGCAGCCTGATTTTTTCGCTCATCAATCCGAGCTTCATTTAGTAATAACTCCAGTGAGTTCATAGCCGCAGGCGAGCGCTCATATCTGATTAATTCCGCTTGTTGCTTTGTATTCTTCATTGGTAATTCCTGTTTTTAGGCAATACGAAACCCGGCGAGTAAAAAGCCATATATTGCGACTTTGGTTAATTAATAATATTTAGTATGCAGTCATCGTTGCTGACAAATGGCGGCAACGAACGAGTGAACTCAATTAAGTCATTCAATGCGTCAACAACCGACTCTCTTTCTGCTGGCGTTAATTCTGAAAACTGCATATTTACATGACGACTTTTTAAGCCAGCATGAAAACAAATTGTTTTACGCAAATGTGCAGGCGATTTATCAAAAGCTTCTTGAGCAACATTCTTTCTATGACGTAAATACTTTTCTTTAAATTCAGTAATTCGGGCAATGCCCGTCATTCTCAATTTCTCAGCTTCTGTTAATTGCAGCATATTTCCCCCAATTAATACCCGAACAGACGGCGTAATCGTGGCGTCTTCTTTGTTGTGGACAATTCTTGTAAAAGCGCCTTTTGATTACTTCCCGGCTTCCAGCGCTGGCCGTTCTTCAACTCCAGCATACCGTGGCCGAAATGGCGCAGGCTTACTGGGCTTTGCTGTTTTAACAGTGGAGCAATAGAAATAATCATAAAGACACCTCAACTCAAACCTGCGACAGCACTCAAGCCGCTAATAACATCAACAGTTGAAGCAAGTGCAGGGGTTGATTGAATGCGCGTTTGCACTGTCAGGCCAATCAGTGACAGATGGCGAATTGCAGTATTAACGCTATCCAGCAGAGCAGATTTACTGAATGCTGTTTTGTGATTACCTTGCACCGCGGCGGCAGCAATTGAACCCACCGCAGCGGTGGCATGTAGCGCGTATGTCGGGATATTGCCGGTGCAGGCTTCATTGACTGGCACAGATGGCATGCAATTGATTTGTGACAGAAGGCCGTCTAATAACGTTGGGTCCTCGGTTAGGTCGGTAATGCGTAACAGTTCGTCAACGGTCAAACGGTGTGGCTGGTCAGGATTCAATTTATTCCGCAGAACTTGCGCCGTGATCCCCGCGTTTGTTGCCAGCTCGACTAAGTTGTGCTTTAACGCAAACTGGCGACAAGCGTTATCAAAGTGCGGATGTTTGGACACTGAAAAATCAAACATGGCTTACTTCCTCACATATGCCGACAATTAGTTGGCAAATTTGAATGTCGTACATTACTGGTTTGCCGCTTCTTTAGTGAGAGCGATCATATTTACGAGAACCTTTTCCATTTTGCGAACTTTCTGGCGGATAGGTAGACGACCGTCTTTCACCATGCCACGGCAGGTTTCATAAGGGATTCCGCTCAATTTTGAGAACTCAGTGAGTGACAAATAGGGCGACGTAACTGTTATTGCAAGGTTCTGATTCATAGGGCATCCTGTTTGATGGTGGTTAATATAGGTATTGGTGGGTATTTGCCATCAATTCACGAATTAAACTATGCATATGCGAGTGTGTGAAGGGGTTTTTGCGAGCGTGAATGATAAAAAACTAAGCGGCGGGATTGCAGCAGTTGAAAGAATGATGCAAGCCTATGGTTTTAAAGTACAAAGAGAGTTAGCGGCTTATCTAGGTGCAGGAACGGGAACAATCAGCACTTGGATCAAACGTGATTACTTTCCGGGTAAAGAGATTGTGCTCTGTGCTTTAGAAACAGGTGTTTCATTACATTGGCTTGCAACTGGTGAGGGTGAACCTCAGGAACCGGTTAAATCGGCCGTACATGAAACCGCAAAATCTATTGTTCATAAAAGCCTTGAAGATGGTTTGCTGATAGATGTATCCCCTGTATTGCTAGATTCGGAGTTACTTCCCGTTCAAATTATTGAACCTGAATTAATTTCGTTCCCTAATGAAAAACGCAATTTTCTGGTTGAGCGCCAATTTAAAAATGTTGCTGATGGTCTTTGGTTGATTGAAAAAGCAGGTGTGAGCTCGATTAGCAATATTGCTCGTTTACCGGGTGATGTATGGCGTATCAATGACGTCAATTGGCCGGTTAGTGAAGTCAGTATATTAGCGAAAGTTGTTGGTGAAATTACTGGCTATTGATATCTAATTCTAAATAATTTTGTAGCTTCACGGAGTCTTTATGGATAAGAAACTCAGTGCTTTTAACTACTCGCGCAATAGAGAAAAACTGTTAACCAATCTAATTAATTTGATCGAAGGTATTATTTGTGATGGTGAAGTTGATACCCGAGAACTCGTCTTTTTGGATACATGGTTATTAGAATCTGAAATTATTTGTGAAAATTATTGTGTTGATGCAATTCGAACGAAAATAGCAGCCATTTTAGAAGATGGTGTTATTGAAAAAGAAGAACTGGCTCAGTTTAAAATTGACTTAATCGACATCCAACAAAACTTACTAGACACGCCAGATATCGATCTTTACTCATCTGAATCAGACCAGCATTTACTTGAGGGTCTATGTAAAGGCATGTTGGCAAATCACCAATTGGTAGAAAGCGAAGTCCGGTATCTTGATTGGTGGCTTTCTCAGAATGGTATGTTGAAGAATAATTATCCCGGCAAAGAGCTGTACAAGTTAGTTAAAGATATTTTAGCCGATGGCATTATAACTCCAGATGAAAGAGAAGCCTTAAAACAAGCGCTGATTGATTTTACTGGTTGTGATATAGCCAACGGGATTGTAGATGGAATGGCTACACGGTTGCCTATTGAACATGTAGATAATATTGATTTACAAGATTCTGTCGTATGTTTGACGGGTAAGTTTCTGTGCGGAAGCCGCAATAAATGCAAGACAGAAATAGAGGCTGCCGGTGGTATCGTCGTGGATACAATTACTCAAAAGATAGATTACCTAATTATCGGTGCTTTGAGCTCTCGTGATTGGCGTTTCCAAAGCTATGGCAGAAAAATAGAGCTAGCTATTAACTATCGTGATGAAAAGGGTATCCCTTTAAAAATCATTAGTGAAGAACAATGGAAAAGCTTTGCCGTTTGATTTGCGAACAGACATGGAGTTGTGATGAAAATCTTAACTACAGCTATTATTGGTGCTTTGCTTCTGTCTTTACCATCGGTATCAATGGCTAGAAACTACCCCTGTTCTGGTAAAAAAGGCGGAGTATCCCATTGTGAGAATGGGAAATTTGTCTGTAATGATGGCTCTATCAGTAAATCAAAGAAAACATGCACGCGTTAGTTTTTAATCAGATGTTTGTCGTGCTGCATATCAAACATTGACTACTGTTTTTATATACAGTAAATAGGCCCAAGGGATTATTCTTGAGGACTTATTTATGGCAGTACGGAAGTTACCCAACGGGAAGTGGGTCTGTGATTTTTACTCAGATGGCCGTGACAGTAAGCGGGTTAGGAAAACCTTTGTTACTCGCGGCGAGGCGTTGCGCTTTGAACGTGAACATTTAGCGCAACGTGGTGATCTGGATATTGACTACACACCGGCAGAGACTGCCGCGCAGAGGTTAAAAACATTGGTCGGTCAGTGGTATGAACTCCACGGGCGCTCTTTGAGTGACGGCAAAGCAAGGTTAGATAAGCTCAATATCCTTTGTGATAACTTGGGCGATCCTGCTGTTGCTGATTTTGACCGAGAAGTATTCGCCAAATACCGCAAGCAGCGTTTAGCCGGTGAGTTTAGCCGTAAGCCAAAACACGGAATCGTTAAACCGCCAAAAGAGGCAACGGTCAACCGCGAACATGCTTATCTGCGAGCTGTCTTTAATGAGTTGAAAAGGCTAGGGCATTGGAATCATGCTAATCCGCTGGATGGTGTCAGGTTATTTCGTGAAAGCGAAAACGAGTTAACTTTTCTTTATGAAGGTGATATTAAGCGTCTACTGCATGAGTGTGACAGTTCCAGCAACAAAGATCTCGGTATCATCGTTCGTATCTGTTTGGCTACCGGCGCGCGCTGGAGTGAAGCGGAGCAACTAAGACAAGCTCAGGTGATGCCAAATAAAATTACCTATATCAACACCAAGAGTAAAAAGAACCGTACAGTCCCTATTTCTGCGGAACTGCATAAACTAATTCCAAAGATGAAAGGGCGCTTATTCGCCAATGCCTATGACGCATTCGGCCAAGCCATTGACCGGGCTAAGCTGGTATTACCTACCGGCCAGTTAACCCACGTTCTACGCCATACTTTCGCCAGTCATTTTATGATGAACGGCGGCAATATATTAGTACTGCAACAAATCCTCGGGCACTCCACTATCCAAATGACCATGCGCTACAGCCACTTTGCGCCGGATCATTTAGAAGCGGCAGTGAGTTTGAATCCATATGACAGATTAGTTAAACATTAGTGGAAAAAAATGAAAAGTTTAGAAGTTTGGCGCTCACAGCAATCATTTACCCCAGAGGTTGATGATTTATTTAATGAATCTCTCCTATGTTATTCTGCATCTGCCTATAAAGGTGCATTAATATTTGCTTATCTAGCTTTTATGAATGTAATAAGAGATCGTATTACTAATTCTGATACACCGAAAGGCTTTACTTTAAAGGCGTGGACTCAAAAGAAACGAGATGTCACTAATGCAGAAACATGGGACTCAAAAACATATGATACAATTCGACAGATTAGCCCTGCACCAGTATTTACAAACAATGACGACTTAAGAAATCAACTTGAATTCTGGAAGAATAGACGGAATGATTGTGCTCATTCCAAACCGAATAAGATAGAGCGAGGACATGTAGAGTCATATTATTCTTTCATAATGTCTAATTTATCTAAATTTGTAGTTAATGGAAGTAAAGATCAAATAATCAATAATATAAAGACTCACTACGATTTATCATTAACACCAGCAAATCAGCCAATAGATTATATTGTTAAAGACTTACAAAATGGACTATCAAAGAATGAATATGATGTTTTTTTTGAAGAGGTTGTTTTAATTCTTGATGCTATGCAAACCCTTATGAAAAAATGA